TCTGTTCACTGATGCAGGCGTGGATATACCGCTGCGCCTGGTTCAGCGCGAACGGCTCGACGCGACCCTCTTTGGTACGGATGCGCAGACAGCGCGGCGCGTAGTGTTCAAAGTCGTCGCGCAGCTTGCGCCGGATCTCCTTCTCGCGCTCGTTCATGCAAGCTCATCAAGCGCATCTTCATGGCTGATCTTCAGCCCACCCGACACGCCCAGCTGATCTTTGAAGGCCTGCACATCGACATGCTTGCCGATCAGCTCCAAGTTCTTCACCTTGTCCGGCCACTTGATTTTCTTGATGACGGATTCAACATCACCGCTCATGATCTCGTTCACATCAATCCCGCTGATGGTCCGTCGCCAGCACTTCGGCCATTGGCGCACTGGCAGTACATTGCCGGCGTCATCTAGGATATCGAGCACGTCCATCTGGTCGATCTCAACCAGTCGGGTCAGCACATAGGCGGCATCGATTGCCGTCTTTTCGGAGCGCGACTGCTTACCTGATGCTATAGCTTCCTGCACTGAAGTTTTCTGAAGTAGCTGATAGGCCTGTTGTTCTGCGGTTTTTTCGCTATACCCGGCACGTATCGCCGCCTGGGTCGCGTTCAGATCGATCAGGTACTCGTCAACGAATCGCTGCTGCTTGTCGGTTAGTTTTCTTGCCATGGTAGCGGCCCTCCCGGGCGGCCAATTGAATCAGTGGGCAGTGGTAACCCGGCGCCCGACCGGGAGACGCGGATCACCCCCTTGCGGAGTTGCCCCGGATCTCTTCGATCTGGCGTTCCAGATCAACAATCTGTTCTTCGATCTGCGCGATGCGGTTCTGATTGCGGAACTCAGGGCTGACCACCAGCATATTGCTCAGGTCGTCATTGAGCTCCCAGATGCGGCGGCGCAGCTCGTTGGATTGACGGATGACGTCACTCATTTACCCAGCATCCGTGTCTTGTCTGCACTGCTGCGGGTAGTGCCTACCCAATAAGTGATACTCGCCACCCACAGGGTTACCGTCTGGCCCAGCAGCATGTAGGCGATATCCTGGTTCTCCTCCGGGATTACATGGAAGAACACCAGGTATATGACCCATGCGCAGATGATGGTCATCATTGATGTGATTGCAGCAGGCATGACGCTGTTCTTGTGCGCAGCTCGGGCATTGGCCTTGTCTGCCAGTTCAGCGCGCAGCGTATCCAGTGCGATCTGCTCCAGCTTCTCGCGGTGTTCATACGTCCACTTCTGCAGCTGCGCGAAGGACTCGGGTGACTGCAGTGCTTTGGCTACCGCCTGGGGATCATCTTCAACCCCCAGCGCCCCAGCAATCATTGCACCGACTGTACCGCCTGCCGGGCCACCCAGTACCGTACCCAGTACAGGGAGGGCCTTGCCGGCGATATCGCCTACTTTCGACCAGTTCATGAGCTCACCGCCTGAATCAATGCTGTCGCTATGCCTGCAATTCCCACACAAAGCGCGCCGAGTATGGTCAGAACCTTCCACCCACCCGAAACGTTTCCTCGACTGGTCAGCAGCTGATCTCGAATAGATTCGACTTTCTCTGCTGTGGCCCGAATAACTTCGCCGTCAGGTTGAGATGCCTCCAGATCACGAATGCGCTGCTCATGGTCGTCAAGTTCACGCCCCATACGCTTTACCGCATCTTCATGCTGTGCGTGGCGTTCTTCGGAACGAGCCATGGCTTTGCCCATCTCTGCCGCTGCATCGGCCACCTTGACCGTGGCAGCCCGTAGCTCATGAAGATCCTGCCGAGTTTCTTCACGGTGCTCTTTGAGTGCTTGGAGAATTAAATCGGTATCCGCCGCGCTCATCCTGTCACCATCTGGCTGAAGTAGTTCAGGATGCGCTTGGTGTAGGCCGTGGTTTCTGCAGCGTTGTGGCCAGTAATCTGCGGAAGCGCCCGAATGATGCTCGCATAATCGTTCGCACCACCTGCCACCTTCTGCGCTTTCAGCAAGCGGCCGAAACCGGCGTTGTAGCTGGCCAGCGCGAGACAGTAGCGATCGATATCAGGACGGGGAGCGGACCAGCCATTCAACAGCTTCGCCATGTAATAGGCGCCTGCCGGAATGGCCGCTTCAGGATCGAATGGGGTGATATCTGCAGGATAGCCGAGTTCTTTGGCCACATCTGACCAGGTGCCCGGCATGAATTGCGCGATGCCTTGAGCCCCTACTGGTGACACCGCATTCGGGTCCAGCCGAGACTCTGCCAGGTACTGCGCCTTGAGGAGACGCCAATCATGGTCGGGCAGGTATTGCTCTGCCGCCTGCTTGATCAGCGCGTCATACTGATGGGTCATAGCGATTCTCACGAATGGCTTGAGGAATTCGACACCCGGTTTATCCGCCGGGCTCGGGGGTCTGACGCCTCACGGCGTTAGCATGTCGCCTCACGGCGAGGAATTTCAGGCATAAAAAACCCCGCAGCAGTGCAAGACTGAGCGGGGCCGTGTTTCAGTGGTCAGTAAGACCAAGTTAGCAAATAGCCTATCAAAAATGGCGTGTTTTGCAAGCGTTTGCTGGATAAATTCACAGGCTGTGTTTTTATACAGAATCCGATAGCGCTGTCGGGCGCCGATCATGTTCTCGTTATGGTTTCGTCGCAGCCTCCAGCGCAGCCATTGTTCGCTCAAAAATCGCGCCCTTCAGCAGCAATTCAAACCGACGACGGTAAACCGCGTTTTCCGACTTGTGCCAATTGTTCAGCGTCTGCACTGACTCCCCGCTGATCTCTGCCAGCTCGGCCAGGCTTTTCAGCCCGGCCTTTTTGCATTGTTCGCTCGGCGTCATTTATTCATCTGCCTCAAACCAGTCATCTTCAGCCTGACGCAGGGCGTCTGCGTAGTCCTCCAACTCCTCAATTTCTGCCATTTCACCGAATGAAAGATGGTTGTATTTTTCCCACAAATCTGCCGGAATCAGGTTCTGCATTTGCTCGAAAATTTCGTTTTGAGTAGCCATCTTGATCACCTCCTAGTCTTGGCTTCCGGGCCATCCCCGTCCGTCCATGTTTTAAATATACTAAAACAGTTTTAGTAAATCAAGCGATTCCGACAAATAAATTAAATATTTTTTGCGAATCATGTGAAACACTAACAACCAGCTGTAGTCGCCTGCGGCTGGGACCTCCACTGCTGCGCCCGCCCATTCGCCTCATCTATCTCACGCAACCACCGGCACATCCGCTGTCGGCCGCGCTTGCAGTGATGACGGTACTGGTCATAACGCAACCCTAGTTCCTCGGCCAGTCTGCGCTGCGTCCACGCCTTACCCGTCTCCGGATTGATCGTCCCCAGGTAGCGGCACTCGGCGATCAGGGCCGCGAACTCCCGCTTGCTCAACCGACCGAGCAACTCTTTCGCCAGCCCGAGCAGGGCGTGCGGCTCACGCAGGTAGCGCAGTTCATGTATCATTTTCAGGTCCGCCACATCATATCCGCTCGGCGGCGGCAGCTGCCCCTTGAACTCAACCATCCGCTGCAGGGCGCTCGGCTGATGCCAGCCCGCATCCCGGTCGCTGCTCAGTATCCACTCCCAGTACAGCTCAACCAGTCTCTCCGCTCGCTGTGCATACTCACTCATGCTGCCTCCATCCCATACCGACCCAGTAGGATTGCATCACCCAGCGCCTGCCCCTTCGCCTTGGTATCCAGCGCCCGGCACTCCGGTAGCAACTGGATCGCCCTCGTGCGCGCCGCGTCCTTATCCTTGCCGATCAGCCCGTGGTGCTTCTTCCATGCTTGCGGTGTCACCAGCGTCATCGGCACACCCAGCGCCGCGACTACACCCTCCACCAACCCGGCGCTATGGCCGAAGCTGAACATGCTGGCAACACCCTGCCCCGGCATGGCACCGACCTTCTCGATGTAGCAGTGACTGGCCCCCTTGTACTGCTGCAGGAAGCCCGCCAGCGCCGCCGCGTTCACTCTGTTGCGCTTGCCCGCCTTGATCGTCGGTGTGTGTAGGTAATCGATCAGTGAGCCGTCGATCTCATTCAGCACCGCAATGCAGCCGCTAATACCGGGGTCGATTGAAATAATCATGCCGCCACCTCCACCAGTCCCATCTGCACCCACCGCACCTGCGTCTCAGCCAGGGCGCGGATCACATCCCAGCCGTCCACCTCATGCCGTGAACGTCCATCCAGTGCGTCATGGCAGGCCGAACAGGCGAACACCGCCACCAAATCCGGGCCTTTTATGCCTATGCCGCGCATACCGCATGGCACATGCGCGAGCACCGTCGTTTCCGGGTTGTGGTTGCAGATCCCAGGCAGGCGCAGTGAGCAGGACTCACCCCGCGCACTGGCGCGCAGCTTCTTCGATACGATCTTCACGCCGCCCACCTCTCGTAATCTTCGATCCCCAGCATGGCCGGGTCTGTCAGTTGAAAGCCCAGCCCGGTGAAGTGGCGCCATACCTGATCCAGGTACTCAGTCATCGTCTTGACGCTCATCCGACTGGTGACCGGCAGATCGATCGGCGGCATCATCATGCGCAGCTTGTGCTCATAGGGTGCCGGCTTGATGATCGTGTCGTACACCTCGCGGAACTCCTCATCTTCGGCGCGCAGCAGAGGCACGCCGAAATGCAGTTTGCAGAAGGCCCGGTACTCCTCGGCGGTCTGATCACCCTGCTGGGCTGCGTCGTTCAGCCACTGGAACTGCAGCCGGTTCTGCTGGATGCTGCGGGACTCTTTGCCCGGCTTGATCTGCACCGTCATCGGGTATGTCTCAATGCCGGACAGGTAGCGCAGCAGGAACTGCCTATCGCCAGCGTTGCGCAGGGTCCGGGTGATAGTTTTGGATTTAGACATCCACCACCCCCACGCGCCGCAGGTGGTTTTTGAGGATGTGCCACGCTTTGCCTTTATGGCCTTCCTTCTCCATCGCTTCCAGCGCCTCAAGCGCCTTTCGCCGCTCCTTCTGCAGTGCTTTTTCGTACCGCTGCAGTGCTGCCTGCTGGATGTTGATCACCTGGCTGTCCCTCATACAAACACCTCGGCTATTCGATTAAGCGGCAAACGCGCGGACATCAGGCTCGCGCGCCCACACAATGTGCGATCGCACTTGAACGAGACCGTTTTTCGTACGTGTTGGAGCAGGAGCCGTTTCTCATCCTGCGTCAACCCATACCGTGCGGCAGTTGCGTTGGCGATTTGAGAATAGGAATGGCAATCCATCGCAATATGCTCGGCATACACTTTGACTTCGGCCATGCGGCTCATACACCCTCCCGATTAAGCGCAAGATTCTCGAACCGGAAGCACGCGCCGTCCCAGCGAGTACGCACCACCCCAACCGGGCCATGCCGGCTCTTACAGATACCCATCTCGGCGATCCCGACATCCGGCGAGTGCTCGTTGTAGACCTCGTCACGGTAGAGCGTCATGATCATGTCGGCCTCTTTCTCGATGATCGAGGCGTCCGCGATGTCCCCCATCAGAGGGCGCCTATCCGTCCGCTTCTCGCATTCCCGATTGACCTGTGCCAACGCAATCACCGGGATATTCAACTCCTTGGCGAGGCTTTTCAGCCCCTTAGTGATGTCCTCGATTTGCTGGTGCTTTGGCAATTTCGGGTCGGTCGGATAGATCCGCTGTATGTAGTCCACGAACAGGATTTTGATGCCGTTGTTGTAGTACCACTTACGGGCCTGCCGACGAATACCGTCGATCGTGATCGTAGCGTCGTCGTTGATCCAAAACTGGCGCTGGTGGAGCCTCTGCGCCCCGGCGCTCAGCTTTGGCCAGTCATCCTCCTGCAGCTTGCCGCGACGCACTTTCGAACCGGACACGCGCCCCTCAATACTCAACATGCGCATCCCGATCTGATCGTGTGCCTGTTCGGACGAAATGATGCCGAACGGCACTCCTGCATTCAGGGCGAAGTTCAGCAACAGGGCCGTTTTCCCCATCGCCGGCCGAGCCGGAATGACAACCAGATCCGTGTTGTGCCAACCACCAGTGGCGTGATCCAGATCGGCCAGCCCCGTCGTAATCCCGACGATTTTGCCCTCCTGAGCCAACTGAAACGCCTCTTCCACTCCGGACAGTGCCGCACGCATGGTCGCCTTCATGTCGTGCTCGTATCGCTGTTCCTCAGTATCCAGATCCATCAAATCGCGGATCGCAGCATCGACCGCCGCCTGCCCCTTGTGACTCTCGCTCATCAAGCGCTGGGCAATCATCCGGGCCTGCCGCTTCGTGTGCGCGCTGCGCACGATGTCCACGTACGTTTCAACGCTCTCAGCACGCGCGATCAGGTTACGCTGGATGTCCACCACATACTCAAGCCAGTTCACATTCGGCTCGCGTGCAGACATCTCGTCCGCAACCGTGACGTGATCAGCCACCTGCCCATTTTCGACCAGCGCTCGAATCGCGCCGTACACCTTCCGCCACACACTGCTGGCAAACCAATTGGCGTTCACATCCGTTGCGCGGTATACCCCGTTATCCGCCAGCATCAGCTGGATCAGAGACGCCTCCGCTTGACTGGCTTTGCGCATTTCCTTCGCCAGCTCCTCCTCGGTGTTCGCTTCGTCGCCGAGGTAATTCAGGGCCATGTCGGTCATCGCTCAGTCCTCGCTCGGAAACGGTTTCAGATACGCGGGCCTGCTGCTCGAACCGTTCGCCACGCTCCGTGAAAAATCACCGTTCGCCTGGATCGTCTCGAGTTCGTCCTCCCACGCACGGGCGTTGATCCATGTACTGGGATGTTTCCATTCCGGCACGAACTGTCCGACGGCGCGCATCCGTTCACGGTGCTGGATCTGCTGCTGCAGTGCTCGGACCATGCGGCCCAGCAGGATGTCATCAGGGTTGAGTTTGGCGAATGCCCGTTCTGCCTGGCCTTTGGATTTTTTCAGGGGGTAGGCTGACCAGAACCGGTCAAACCGAGATCGCTGGTCCGCGCTCAACGCCCCCCGCTGACGGGGGGTAAGGGGGGTATTATTATCTTCTCTTCTCTTCTCTTCTCTGGTCGTATTTTTGTCCGATTCTTTTGCGGACACATTGCGGACAGTTTTCGGACTCTTTCGGGATTCGCGCTTGCGGGCGGTATCCTCAGCACGGCGCTTAGCTGACTTTCCGTTGTGGTTGTCAAAGTCAGGCATCACAAGGACTTCAGCCCCTTCTTGCGCCATCCAGCCCACGGCAATCATAGCCTCGCTAAAGCCGCTCCAGCCGATCACCATATCCATCAACTCAGGAGTGTACCCAACGAGACGGCCATCCTCTGAATGCTGATCGAATACGCCCCAAACAGCATGCAGTCCGCCGATTACCCTGAACTTGTCAGACTTGGTTGCGGACATAATGCGGACAACTTTCGGATGCGTGTGGAGATCCATGCGCATCTTGATCCAATCACCAGCCATCAGATACCTACCTCATCCGCAATGCGGCGGATTTGTTTTTCGTATTCGTCCTGAGAAAGGCGCGGAAAGCGCTCCAGAAGCGCCCGCTTGCGCCGTGAGTATTCGCGGCACCGCGCTATGTGTTCAGCGGCTTCGCGGTCGTCCTGGTCGTCGTTGCACTGCTCTGCAGCGTCTGTCATACTGAACTCCTCTTCAGAAGCCCCTCTGTGTTAGCTGCCCAGCTAGTCGCACATTGGGGCTTCGTCGTTTCTATCCCCTCGCGCCCGCCGAACTCAGCGAACGCGCCGTTTCGTGCCGGTTACGATCTCCGGCGCCACCGTCTGCCGTGGCCGCTCTTCGAGGCACCCATTGGCCAGCGTGCACCGGCGTTTTGGGATTCTGGTGCCGCGCCGAGGACTTGAACCTCGTCTTGCCGCTTACAAGGCGGCTGCGCTACCGGTTACACCAGCGCGGCATTTCACCGAGCAGCACCCTCATTCCTGCCCGCGACTGGTTGACGGGCGAAGGTGCTGATCGGTGCCCAGCAGATAACCCGCTGCTGGGGCCGGGTCTACTGTGCCGCAGTTTCGATCGCCGTAGTCGCAATCCTCATAACCGATCAGCGGCTTTCGTCCAGCTGATTACCATCTCTGGCCCAGTGGTTGTGTGCGGTGGCCGGTGCTAGCTAGCAAAATCACCGAACATCTCTTTGGCTGTTGCTTGATAGGCGGCGCTTGCTGCCTCAGGCGTAGCAAAGGTACCTAATCGAATCTCCTTGCCTTTGCGGTAGATTCTCGCCACCCACCGCCCTGTCTTGGGAACAAAACGGACTCCGCGAAACCCGGCCTGATTGCCACGGGCGGCGGTGTTAATCTGGTTGGTGCTATGGTCAGCCGCACGTAGGTTCTCGATCCTGTTGTCTGCTTTTAGACGGTTGATGTGATCAACTTGCGCAGGCATAACTCCGTGATGCCATAAGTAAATCAACCTGTGCTCTTGGTATCGTCGGCCGGATACGTGAACCGACCTGTAGCCAGTTTTCAAAAGCCGTCCGGCCCGATTTCCAGCCTTTGCGTTAGATCCGCGATCATGCTTCCAATACAAACCGCCATCGCGATAATCAAAAAGAGCTTTCACTTTTTCTTGGTTCACGAGCTTTCCTCAGAACAGTTAAATGATCCCATCAGCCTGCGCATTCACCGCAACAGCGCAGCCGCCTCTTGCCCGGGTCCGTTCCCGGCCTTACTCCCCGGCCGCAGAGCCCAACAGAGTCGGACGGGATACGGTCAGGGCCGAAGCGGCTCCCTGTTGCCCACCAGAACCGCTGATGGGGCCGGTTTTTCGCTACACCCTCTCAGAAGGCGCAGGGAAAAAGGCCGGAGGGGAATCCGGCCAAAGCACAACGACGGCTCAATGCCTCAGTGTGTTATCGCCCTGCACATAGACGCGCGAAAAACTCTGGCGATCATCACGCTCCGAACGATCAGATACGTCCGACATGAATGAATCCAGAGAATCGCTGCGCATCGCGCGAGCATGTGCGACCCTGCGCTGTATAAGGCTCAACTCGTGAGCACCAGGGTCCAGATAGTGGAACGTGATTGCATCGTGAATCAGAGAGCTGACAGACCGACCTGTTGCCTCGGCCAACGCTTCCAGTGCGCGCTCTTCGGATTCTGTAATGTGGACGGACTTCGTACAGTCTTTGCCTGCCATTGGGGAATCTCCTATGCAGCCTTGGTTGCCGGATCATCCTCGCGGCGCGCAATCAGATTGCCGCCGGAGTCTTTCTCCAGTACGCACTGAATCGGATACGAGAATCCGCCGGACGACTTCATCTGAGACACCCGCGCGTCACTCATCCCGAGCGCCTGGCTGATGGCTCGACTGGTTCCGTAATAGGCAAGTGCTTCATCAAAGGTCATGGTTCATAGCTCCAACTCAGTTACAGCCAGAGTTTAGAAACGTTAAACCTAAGAGTCAAGGACATCTAAACCGCAACGGTTTAAGTTTTCTAAAATGGAAATACATGAACGCATTCAGCGCCGGATGGCCGAGCTCGGATTGAAATCGGTCGATCTCGTGGCTCGCACAGGGTTGACCAAGGGCACTATCAGCCAATGGGTCAATGGCCGAACATCGCCTAGCGGCGAGAATCTGAAAAAACTATGCCGGGTGCTGCGCTGCTCACAGGAATGGATCCTCTTTGGGGTGAATCCGCCTGACGGATCAGGCATCTCCGAACCCAGCAACGTCACCCCGGTCCATTTCACCAAGGAGGAAAAGGGCTACCCGGTAATCAGCTGGGTGCAGGCGGGCGAATGGGGTGAGGCGGTCGATCTGTTTCCGCCAGGATTCGCTGAGGAGTGGGAGCGGACCGATTGCAATGTGGGCGACAGCTCATTCTGGCTGAAGGTCAAGGGCGACAGCATGACCTCCCCCAGCGGCCTGAGTATTCCGGATGGCTATCTGATTCTGGTGGACCCGGACACTGCGCCGGAGAACGGCAGCCTGGTAGTCGCCAAACTGGATGATAGCGACGAGGCCACATTCAAAAAGCTGGTGATCGACGCCGGTCATCACTATCTGAAGCCGCTCAATCCCAGCTACCGCACCATCGAAATCAACGGTAACTGCCGGATCGTGGGCGTAGTGCGGGAAGTGAAACTGAAGATGTAAAACAAACAGCGCTCAGAAAGCAGTCGGGCCAACTAAAGGGAATTGAAATGGCTGTCTATCTAATCACCTATGATCTGAACCGCGAAACCACGCGCCCACCGATAGTTGACAGGATCAAAGCGTATGGCGACTGGGCGATGTTATCCGAATCATCATACGCCATCAGCACGAATCAAACTGCTGAGCAGGTCTATGCGAACCTGCAAGCCCTGCTTGATCAGAACGACCAGATCTACATCATTACGTTGAAGAAGCCGTGGTATGGATACGGTCCGAAGCAGGTAAATGAGTGGCTTGACAATGTTCTGACATACTGACCTCTACGGAGCGGGTGCCTGTTGCAATGGTCATCAGCTGCGCCTGCTCATCACGTGTTTCCGGCTCAATAACGAATCGGTCACTACAAATCTTGATTTTCATGGTGCTGCCTCCCGGCATGTGAGATCGGGAACAGCATAGCACCGTATACAATTTGATCAATGCCCAGTCAGAAGTCGGGCCAAGGAGGAAACGACGATGAAGAAGATATTACTGGCGCTCACCTTATCTATCACTACGGGCACAGCATCAGCCACATGCCTTACCGGCAACTGCGCTGACGAGGGTTATAACGACCCCACCATGAAATATCGACTCACGGATGGGCCTTACACACGCGGTCCACTGATCGATTCAGACCCGTATGGATCTCGGCGTGCGGACCATTACTTTGAGGATCCTCGTAGCGCCAGGGAGCGATACAACGACCGGCGGAATAATATCGATAGTCCCTATGATGACCGTCGCAACAACTCCATGACATGCGGATCGCTGGCATGCGCAGAGTGATGAAAAGCATCCCTATCGCTTTGACACTCTTCTGCACCGCCCCGTCCTATGCTGGACTGCTTGATAAAGCGCCAAAAACTTACAATGACTGCATTCTGCAAGAGATGCCAAAAGCGCAAACGAAAGCAGCAGCATACTTCATCAAGCAAGCATGCAAAGAAAAATTCGCCCCATGGCACGCACCTTCATGCATGGCGTGGATAAATGACTTGCGGCGCTCGAACCCAGAACTGACGCGCGACAATTATTCAGATCAGGAGATTTACGAGTATATGGTCAGCGCATCGGATAGGCATGACCATCACCAGTTCTTGGTCAGCTGCCCACCATAACCAAGGCTGTCGCTCGACAGGCATCACGACAATCCCGCCACCCGGCGGGTTTTTTATTGCCCGCCCTCCACACACTCTCAGCATCAAGTTTAACTTTTTTAAACTTTTTGCTTGACCGCAAAGTTTAACGTTTCTAAACTCCAATTGAGTCGAAAGACAGCCGAGCAGGCGGAACCTGCCCAGCGATGACCCGCAAGGCGCAAGCCAAAATCCCGTAGCGGCGAGCTGTGACCGAACCGAGCCTCTGAATGCAAGACGGTAGGTGTGACGGGCGTGTCTGACCACGTTTTTTTCCAAGAGCGCAGGTGCGCCTGTGCTGCTGGAAACGAACGGGAGAACGCTATGGACGGACTTTTCATCGCGGCGCTGACAGTCGCCGCCTTCGGTGCGCTGCTGCTGGCCGGATTCGGCCTCACGGCAGGGCTGATTGCAATTACACGCGGCCCGGCAGCGGCCAAGCAATTCCTAAAGGAGGAGTGGTGATGACATTTGCAGCCAAAGAAGAAAGCCACTTCGCCGCCGTTGATGCGGCAGCGGAGCAGATCGAAATGGCGTCGGACCAGTACGAGATCGCGCTGGCCGACAAGATCGAGCAGTTCCACCGAGACGGCGGACTCTGGATCGATAACGACCACTACTCGCTGAACGAGGCGCAGGATCTGGTGTTTGTCTCCGACGAGTTTGGAGACTGGTACGAGCGCAAGCAAACCACCACCGGCCGACTGGATCAGGAGGCGCTGGGTCGTGAATACGCTGAGCTGTACCCGGCCCTGCTGAACCGCGCCATCGAGGAGATCGCCGCCAAAGCGCTGGCCGCCGAGCGTAAAGCCTATCTGGAGGATATCGCAGCATGAGCACTATCACCCTGTACCGCTACACCTGGGCCTTTGGACCGCAGGAAATCTGCTACTCGGTATTCCCGATCGACGATGATCGCCGCCGGCAGGGGCAAATCCCTATCGATGAAATCGAGGTCGAGGTTCCGGATATGGATCCTGACCTGTTTGCAGCGGCCGCCACACGCGGCGCTCGGCAGCATCAGGCCGTACAGAAGATCAGGCAGATGGAGAATGCAGTATGAAAAAGACACTGTATCGAGTGGCCTACGATGTCGTAGGCCAAGTCCACTATCAAGCGTTCCCGCCCGACCTGGGTAGCGGCCAGTACCTGATCGACGTCATCGAGGTGGAAGTGCCGGACGAACCGACAGCCGAACAGCTCGCGGTCATTACCGAACAGCGCAAGGCCGAGATTAAGGCCGAGAAGCTGCAGAGGCTGAAAGCGCAGATCGCAGAACTGGAGGGAGAGGTATGAACGCCTACACCAACGGACGCCGACCGGCGTCCTCTATGAGCAAGCGCGAGGCAATGGCGGCGCAGATTATGGCCGGCATCGCAGCTGACCCGGAAGCAACTGGGGAGCTGGCCAAAATCGCCGAATGCGCCGTGGCCTGGGCCGACGCCCTGCTGGCTGCCCTGGCCAATGAATCAAAGGAGACTGCGGCATGAACGCAATCACCAAGCAAACCACCGGCTTTGCCCTGCAGCCGGCCAGTCTGCAAGAGGCCATGCAGATGGCCGACATGCTAGCCAAAAGCCAGATGGTGCCCAAGTGCTACCAGAACAAGCCGCAGGACACGCTGGTCGCCATGATGATGGGTTCAGAGCTGGGCCTGAATCCGATCCAGTCCCTGCAGAACATTGCAGTCATCAACGGCAAGCCGGCCATCTACGGCGACGCCCTGCTGGCCCTGGTGCAGAACCACCCGAAATTCGGCGGCCATGAGGAAGCCTTCGATGATCAGACCATGACCGCCACCTGCACCGTCTGGCGCAAGGGCGAACAGAAAGCGCACAGCGTCAGCTTCAGTCAGGCCGATGCTCAGCGCGCCGGCCTATGGGGTAAAGCCGGACCCTGGACGCAGTACCCCAAGCGCATGCTGATGTGGCGCGCCCGCGGCTATGCGCTGCGCGACAAATTCGCGGACGCCCTGGGCGGCCTGATCACTGTCGAAGAGGCGCAGGATATGCCCGTCGAACGTGAGCTGAACCCGCGCCCCACCGCACAGCCAGAACCCGCCCGCCCGGCGCTGGAGCACTACCCGGCAGATGATTTCGACGCCAACTTCCCCAAATGGCAGGCCGCCATTGAGGCCGGCAAGATCACCGCCGATCAGGTCATCGCCAAAATCGAATCCAAGGCCATGCTGACCGATGAGCAGCGGGCGCAGATTGAAGGAGTTACCGCATGAAGATCCTGAACCTGGTGCAAGGCACCCCGGAATGGCACGCCGCCCGCCTGGAACATTTCACCGCCTCCGAGGCGCCGGCGATGATGGCTGCCTCCAAGTACCAGACCCGCACCGCCCTGCTGCAGCTCAAGCACTCCGGCGTAGCGCCGGAAGTCAGTCCCGCTCAGCAAGCGATCTTTGACCGGGGCCATGCCGCCGAAGCCGCGGCGCGGCCCATTGCCGAGCGGGTCATCGGCGAAGAGCTGTACCCCTGCACCGCCGTCAGCGACGAACACCCGCATCTGCTGGCATCGTTCGACGGCATCACCATGCTGGGCGACGTGATCTGGGAGCACAAGCTCTACAACGACGAGCTGGCGGCGCAGATCGCCGCTGACGACTTGGACCCACACTACTTCTGGCAGCTGGAACAGCAGCTGCTGGTGTCAGGCGCCGAGAAGTGCCTGTTCATGTGCTCGGATGGCACCGAAGAGAACTGCGCCTGGATGTGGTACGAATCCACACCGGAGCGTTTCGCGGCTCTGCTCGCTGGTTGGGAGCAATTCAAGGCCGATCTGGCTGCCTATACCCCCACCGAATCCAAGCCGGAGCCGGTCGGCAAGGCTATCGAGGATCTGCCCGCCCTGCGCGTCGAGCTGTCCGGCGAGGTGCGCGCCACCAACCTGCCCGAGTTCAAACAGCGCGCGCTGGCGATGATCGAAGCGATCAACACCGATCTGCAGACCGATCAGGACTTCGCCGACGCAGAGAAGGCCATCAAGGCGCTGGACAAGGGCGAGAAGCAGCTGGAAGCCGCCAAGAAGGCCGCGCTGGAACAGACCGCCAGCATCGATGAGCTGTTCCGCACCGTCGACCACTTGAAGGCCGAAATGCGCGACAAGCGCCTGGCGCTGAACAAGCTGGTCAAGGCTGAAAAGGAAAACCGGCGGGCGCAGATCATCAACGCCGCGCGCGAAGCCTTCCAGCAGTGGCTGGAACAGCAACAGAGCCCGATCCGCCTGGGCATCAACTTCACCCCGGCCGAGGCCATGAAGGGCAAGAAAACCATCAGCAGCCTGCAGTCTGCCGCCGATGACGCCCTGGCCGCCGCCAAGATCGATGCCAAGCAGACCATCGATCGCCTCAAAGCCAACCATGACCTGCTCAAGCAGCAGAGCGAAGGCTTCGAGTTTCTGTTCAGCGATTGGGCGATGCTGATCGAGAAGGCAGCCGATGATCTGCAGGCCACCATCGACGCCCGCATCGCCAAGCACAAAGACGACGAACAGGCGCGGCGGGAGCGCGAACGCGAGCAGATCCGGCAGGAGGAGGCCCGCAAAGCACAAGCTGCCGCCGAACGCGAACGCCGGGAGCGGGAAGCCGCCGAGCGGATGCAACAGGCTCAGGCTGAGCGTGCCGCCCTTCAGGCGCAGAAAGCCGCGCCAGTGGCACCGATCCAGCGCCATGAACTGGTGGACGTAGCCGCCGAGGATACCGTCACCATCAGCCGGGTGGAGTATGAACAGCTGCTGGCTGACCAACGCAAGCTGCGCGCACTGGAGCAGGCCGGCGTCGCACACTGGAGCGGATATGCGGAAGCCGTCGAAGCCGCTGCCTGACACCCTCCTCGCCCTCTGCCTGGAGGGCATCCACCGCTCCACCACACCCGAACAGCTCGAAACCACCAAAGCCGATCTGGCCGAGATCCGGGACGCCAATCCGGATTTCGACTGGACGCCGGTGTATCGGGCGTTTAACCAGCGGAGGCACGCGTTATGCCCTGCCCCACCTGTATCGACGGCATCTGCAGCAGCCGGTGCCTCGGAGTAACCGCCAATGGAAACATTCCTGATCTACCGCAACGGCCAACAGATCGCCTCGCTCGATCTGAAGTGCCGCCCGCAATTAACCGCCCCCGCCGCTGCTCTGAGAGTCGCGGATGGGATCTACCGCAAAGCGCCCGGTGATGTGATCCGGGTGCAGCCAGTACGACATTGAGGAGCCAGCATGGCCAACGATTTGAATCACTGCACTTTCATCGGACGCCTGGGCGCCGATCCTGAAATTCGCTACCTCCCCAGCGGAGAACCCGTCGCCAACCTACGCATTGCCGTGGGCGAGAACTGGAAAGACAAGCAGACCGGCCAGAAGCAGGAGCGGACGGAGTGGGTCAGCTGCGTCATGTTCGGCAAGCTGGCTGAAATGGTTGGCAACTACTGGCAGAAGGGCACTCAGGTGTTCGTCGCCGGCAAGATGCGCACCCGGAAATGGCAGGACCAAAGCGGCAACGATCGC